CGCAGATTCGCCGTGCCGGAAATGAGAAGCACACATCGGTGGAGGTGTAGATTGTTGCTGCCACGCAGAAGGCGGCGCTGGAAGATTTGAACAGCCGGATCAACGGTTTGGAGTCATTGACGATTAAAGGAAGTCATGGTCAGGAGTCTCTGCACCCGCTGGTAAAGGAGCGCCGTCAGTTGCAGAGCGGGTATCTCCAGACGCTTGGCAAGTTGTTGCTGACACCGCGCAGCAAGCACACAGCCAGGGTGAAGGAGGATGATGTTGATCCGATGACTGGTGGCCTCGATGATGACAACCCGATCTTGCGGGCAATCTCCTGATGGGGACCAAAGCGGTGGCGCCTCGCCGTGGGAAGAAGCCGAAGGCCAAGTTGCCATCGGAGCGGTTTGAGGCGTTCTGTCGTCAGTTCATCGTCCACATCCACGGACCAATGCGCGGTAAGCCATTCATCCCTGAGCCGTGGCAGATGGAACGCATCATCCGTCCGATGTACGACACATTGGAACCGTCCACCGGCCTGAGGCGTTACAGGACCTGCTACACCGAGATCGCCAGAAAGAATGGCAAGAGCTTCTTGGCGGTGGCGGTCGCCTTGTACGGGTTGTTTTGCGATGGGGAAAAGGGGCCTCAAGTCATTAGCGCCGCCGGCACGAGGGAGCAAGCTAGTCTTGTATTCGACACTGCCAGGCAGGTCATTATGGCGCACCCGACCTTGAGGCACATGTGCCGGGTGTACAAGAAGGCGATTGAAACCGCGGATGGTGGGATCTACAAGTGCGTGTCGGCGGACGCTTTTTCGGCGCACGGTCTTTCAGTGAGCACGCTGATTTTTGATGAAATATGGGTTCAAAAGACTCCTGACTTGTACGAGGCCTTGGTCACCAGTCAGGGAGCCAGAAAACAACCGGTCAACTTCCTGATCACCACCAGCGGTTCAGACCGTTCCACCATCTGTTACGAGTTGCACAGCCACGCGGTGAAGGTCAGGGATGGCCTGGTGGAGGACAGGACATTCCTCCCGGTGTTGTTTGGTGCTCCAGAAAATGCTGATTGGAAGGACCCGGCCACATGGAGAATCGCCAATCCAAATCTCGGGGTGAGTGTGCAGGAGAAGTTCTTGCGCGACATGTGCCATGAGGCCATGGAGAACCCGGCCCGTGAGATCGCTTTTCGCCAGTTCTTCCTGAGCCAGTGGACCAGCACTGAGTCAAGGTGGTTTTCCCAATCGAAGATTGAGGAATGCTTCGTTGATGATGGCCAGTGGCCGGACTTCAGTGGCAGCGACGCGTGGGCGTCGATGGACATCAGCAGCACGACAGACCTCACGGCGGTGGCGTGGTGCCATTATCGTGACGGCATCTACTGGCTGGACAGCCACGCATGGGCCCCGGCTGGAGCGTTGAAGACCAGGGAACGGGCCAACCGCACGCGGTATCAGCCATGGTCACCCAAGCACATCACCATCACGGAAGGCGATGTTGTGGACCAGCGGGCCATCAAGTCGTTCATTGATGACCTGTCGCGCCGTGTGACGGTGCTGGAAGTGGCGACAGACCGATGGAACGCCGTGGCATTGTCCAACGCCTTGTCATCCGAAGGCTACAAGATGGTGGCCTTTTCACAGGGCTACTCCACGATGTCACCTGCGGTGAAGGACTTCGAGACGCTGGTGATGTCCGGCAAGGTCCGCATCCGGCGCAACCCGCTGTTCCTGTGGTCGTTCAGCAATGTGATGGTGGTCATCGACATCCTGTAAGCCTGCTGGCTATCCAGAAAACGAAAAACGCCAGGTGATTGTCGGTCACCTTGAACTCTTCTGATTTTGCGTGCGTATAATGGCGCAGACCCGCCGGGATCTCTACTCCCAGCGGGCCCACTTCCCAAACCCACAGGAGGGGTCTGAGCATGTGTAAGTCTAAAGATTGCCAGCATGGAAAAGAAAGTCCATCTTTACCGCATGGGGCAATTCCTATAAGCAAGTCACACCCGGAGATTGCCAAGCTGGCGCATGGGTGGGACCCGACAAAATTTACTGCTGGCTACAAGTACAAGCTTCCATTCAAATGCCCAAAGGGCCATGTGTTTCCGGCGCTTTTATCCAACAAGGTAAAAGGCAATCCAGATAGCTGCGCCATATGCAAGAACAGGAAAACACTTAAGGGCGCAAACGACCTGGCGACAACGCATCCTCAAATTGCCGAGCAAGCGTACAAATGGGACCCGACCACCGTGAACAGTGGGTGCGCGGAAGAAAAGCTTTTTATTTGTAAAAATGGGCATATCCGTTTAGTTTTGGTCTGGTTGAAGGTTAAGCTTGGGCCGGATATGTGCGCAGTTTGCTCGAATAAAGCTGTCATGCCAGGAGTTAACGACCTCAAGACAACACACCCGAAAATTGCCGCGCAGGCTTATGGTTGGGATCCATCTACAGTTACATTTGGATCGGGGGAGGAGAAAGATTTTATTTGCAAAAAAGGCCATGTGCGTTCGGTTGTGGTTAGTAAAAAAGTGCGCCGAGGCGTTGATAGTTGTGCTACTTGTTCAAACCATGCAGACACTGTTCCGTTTACCGCAAGCTTGGCTAAGACCCATAGAAAAGTTGCCGCAATGGCGCATGGTTGGGACCCCATGGACTATACTGCCGGATCAAATGCCAAGAAAGATTTTAGGTGCAGAAACGGTCATATTTGGCCGGCTCATATCTGTAGCAAGGTCAAGCGTCCACATGGGTGCGCCGTATGCAACGGGAAGGTGGTTGTCAAAGGGGTCAACGATCTTTTGACAACGCATCCCAAGGTGGCGGCTAAAGCGCATGGGTGGGACCCTTCAGAGGTTCCCGCTGGCGCTGGTGTTATCCGGGATTTTATTTGCCAAGCGGGCCATGTATTTCCTTCTGCTGTTTGCGCAAAAACCAAGGCCCCTGATTCCTGCTCTGTATGTTCTGGCAAGGTCGTTATTAAAGGCGTGAACGATCTTGCAACTGTCCGGCCTGATATAGCAAGGATGGCGAGCGGATGGGACCCAACAAAAATAACGGTTTGTTCTAATCGCAAGCTTGATTTCTTTTGCAAAAAATGCAACAGCATCTGGCCTGGATGGTTGCCTGATGTTGTTAAAGGCCAAGTTTGCCAGTGCTCTATTAAATATGGCCACAATCAATCTAAGCCAAGCTTCCTTTACTTGGTATGGCGCCCCGGTCAGATCAAGTACGGCATTATGAACATTTGGACAGGCAGGCTCCAAAGGCACGCCAAGAACGGCTGGGGCCAAGAACGGCTGGGAGCTTTTGGACAAGATCGAATTGGCCGGCCAAAAAGCAAGATCCTTGGAGACAACCATAAGGCAGACATTGCGTGCCAAAGAGATTCCCACAGGATCCAAGGCTTTTCGGAAGAAGTTCCCCGGTTATGCTGAAACCTTTCAAGAGGTGGACCTTTGTGTCCGATCCATCCGGGGCCTCTGCCGTAAGCTAGGCGTCAACCTGGAAGCCTTCCTCGCCTCCTAATCCTCAAAAACCGCTGGTGTCAGGCCTAAAAGTTACTCTTTGGGCATGGCTACCAGCGTTTTATCATTCATTGCCAGCGCCTTCCGCGCCTTCCCGTTCACCTCCAGCCGCCCCGCAGTGCGTGTTGCGAGGGATATTGGGGACTGGTCGAGCTATGGACCAACCCTTTCCGGGTCGGATTACCTCTCCATACCCGCAGTTTTCAGTGCTGTCAGGCTGATTTCTGAGGGAATCTCCAGCCTTCCAATCCATCTTTTCAGCAAAGATAGCGAGAATGGCCGCAGTCGGGACAACGATCACCCGGTCTCCAGGCTGTTTGCTGAGCCAAACGAGAGCCTGACAGGCGTTGCGTTCCGTGAACTGGTGATTCGGGACGCTGTAGTTCATGGCTCCGGCTATGCGCTGATTGAACGGGATGGCAACGGCTTCCCGATGAAGATGCACTACATCCAGTTCAACCATGTCACCGAGGCTGTCGATCAGCACTTCGGCACGCCGATTTTTAAAGTGTCATCCTCCTGGTCATCTCCCCACGGTGGCGAAGACCTGATCATCCCAGACTGCGACATGTTGGTGATCCGGTCGTTTGCCGGGGCGAGTCTAGTGGAAGTCTGTTCTGATTCACTCGAACTCACCCAAGCAGCTCAGATCTATGCCACCAAGTTATTCCAGAATGGAGCAAGACCCGGGGGTGTGCTTTCACATCCCGCGAGACTTTCAGATGATGCACGGATAAGGCTGCGTAAAAGCTGGGAAGCTCTTCATGGTGGTGTGGAGCGCAGCTTTTCGACCGCCATCCTCGAAGAGGGAATGACATTTCAGCCTGTATCCACTTCGGCCAGCGACTTGCAAATCGACCAATTGCGAAACTATCAGACCAGCGAGGTCTGCCGAATCTTTGGAATACCACCATCTAAGCTGTTTGTCCCCGGTTCAGGAGGCTACGCCAGCCAAGAGCAAGAGGCGCACGCCTTTGTTGGCACCTGCCTTAGGCCTTATGCGGTCCGATTTGAGCAGGAAGCGGACAGGAAACTCCTTCTTCGTGAGGA